ATTATGATTCAGGCGGCGTCAGCGCGGTAATTAACTACCTTTGGGACTATGACCTGAGCGCATTTAATCCGAAGGCGCGGCCACCGATGACTGCTGGTAAAGCCGCGGTGCAGGCTAAGACTGAAACAGTTAATGAGGACGAGTTCGATGAGCTGTTGATGACGTATATAGATCAGGTTTATGGAGGCGAATCGCCTGATGTAATATTCCCTATGGACTTAATCTCATTCATAGATTACTGGGCATTCGATGATAAAGATGCCATGCGTAAGAAAGTAAAGAGCAAGGCACTAGCGCACAGGTTAAATCGTTATGGGTACTTACCGCTATCGCCGCCTGAGACTAAAGAGTGGGCGCATCCCACCTTTAGAAGTCGAAAGGCATATGTAAAGCAGGGACTAGGCGAGGGCGCTGGAGTTAATGCCGCTAAGTCAGCCCTTAAACTAAGACCACTAACATTTTTAGAAGAAAGGAAACACTAATGGAAAACTACCCTGATGACATAAGAAGCTACGACAACGACCACCGCTCACCATTTTATAGTGAGCCTAACGCTTGCGAGTATTGCGAAACTGAGCTAGAGGCCGAAACCGACTGCGATGACAATGGTAACATGTTCAGTAACGAGAGCTGTCCTAATTTATCCTGCGAGAAGTTCGAGGTGAATGTATGAGCTACTTAATACATAACCTGCCGCCAATACCTGTAAAGGTCAGGAAAGAGTTTTTATATGATCACCAAAGCGGTCACGGAGAATACGTAGACGGTATATGGGCATCGGTTAAAAGCATTACAGGGAAAGCCCTGTACTTTGAAACACTGCTGCCAGAATATGGCGCGTTGTATGATAAGTTGCCTATCAGCGCGTTCCTGTGGCACACCGAAACGCCGTCAGTAAAGCTGTTATCACTAGACACGTTGCAGCTTTGGGATTGCTTCGACTATCATATATCAATCCTGCAAAAGCCTTTACTTAACCGCGCCAAGATGTTCGGAAAAGATAAGAAGTTCCATCATGGGGATTACATGTTCACGATAGATACCTGTCATGGCGGCGATTCCATCCTAGACACAGGTTTTAGTGAGACTGACCCTGAACATAAGTCCTTTAACATATTAAGGCTAGACAACGGGCAGTTCGCCGCGCAACCGAATAACAGATGCGTTTGGATGGATGCTAGTTTAATACCGAGCGAAACTAAAACGCCTGACTTTAAAGTTTGCACGCAAAACTATGCGGTCGAGGGCACAGATAAGTGGAATGTCGCAAGCAGTGACGAGTGGCAGTACAAAAGCGACGAGGGGAAGTAGTTGTGTATAACGAGTATATAACTAAAACTTACAAAAACAAGTGGTCAATGGAGGATCAGAGGCTACTGATAAAGCTTCACAAAACGACCGAAAACATGAAGGATATATACGAAGCTTTTCCTAAAAGAACAAAAGGAGCAATACACGAAAAGATGACGAGAATAGGATTATCTTTAAGGGGAAGGCAGGCAGTGCGTGCAGTTAAATAATCGTGAAAAACACTTTACTTATAGAATGAAACCATTATAATGTAACTTCGCAATAGCGAAATTTACTAATTTAACTTTTATACAAGGATTTAAAATGGACATTAAGAAAACAACCAACGTCGAGCTTTTGGCTTTTTACAATAAGCACTGCGGGGAGCTAAACCTAGCGAGAATAGAGAAATTTGAAAGCCGTAAAGACGCTGTTCAAAAAGTAACTGATATGGTTGACTTGCTTGGTGACGAGAAATCAGCACCGAAGAAGAAAACCAAAGAGCCGAAAGCGCCAGTAACTAATGAACAGCTTCGTGCTAATATCTCTGCTGGCGTAGTAGAAACTTGGAAAGACCCTGTTGTCGCGGCTAAGCGTAAAGAGCGCCACGCTGTTATGATTAACGGCACTGATATGTTTCAGTCGGTATTAGCCGCGTACATCGGATTAAACCTTAATCCTAAAGACCACATTAAGTTTCGCAAAGGATTGAAGCTAGAGCCGATTGGCACCTCAGTTAAGCACTTAGGAGCGCAGTGGACTTTAATTCCATTCGCTGATTATCAGGAAGCCGCGTCCGCTCAAAAAGCAGCCGATAGAGAGAAGGCCGATGCCGAAGTTGCCGTGTAAGATTGGCCGCCCTAAGCTTTATGAAGATACGACGTTGTTGTATCTTCAAAGCCGTAAGGCGGATACAAAGTTACAGCCCGACAGTGAAAGGACGGCTATAATTTGGCGCATCATAAACGCAGGAGGTCAGATGACTATTGGCGACCTTTGTAGCGAGTTCGGATATGATGTTACTAATAACATTAAGCACTTAGTTCGTTCTAAGTGGCTGGAGATAGCGGAATGATTATTGTGGGCGCAGGATTAGCAGGACTTATCGCCGCCCACAGATTTCCTGCAGCTCAGGTGTTGGAGGCAGGGGAGCGTAAAGAAGGTCATAAAGCCTTGTTGCGCTTCCGTTCTGACGCTATTAGTCGCTTAACAGGCGTACCATTTAATAAAGTAAATGTGCACAAAGGAATATTTGTTGATGGCAAGTTTGTGCGGCCTACTATATCATTAGCTAATGCCTATTGCCGAAAGGTTCTAGGAAGCGTTAATGGCGACCGTAGCATATGGAATGTAGATACCACTGTACGCTATATAGCGCCGTCTAATTTTTTCGATATACTATCCGATAAAGTTAGCGATAGAGTTGCTTACAATTCGCCTTACGAATTTTCTAAAGGGGATTCGCCTGTTATCTCGACTGCGCCGCTACCAGTAGCGCTAAACATCACTAAAAAGAAGCATGACTTGGCATTCGAAAGTAAGCCAATTACGACAGTAAGGATTAAACTAGAAGGCGTAAAGAATGTGTATCAAACGATATACTTTCCAACCGCAGAGCACGACGTGTACAGAGCGAGTATCACCGATGATACGATGATATTGGAAAGCATAAGCGATAAAACAGTTCAATTAAGTTTAATTGCTCTTGCGTTCGGATTGAGTCAGTATCAGTTCGATACTCCTATAATACATCACCAGCGATTAGGTAAGATTGCGGCGGTGAACGATGATAAACGTAAGGCGCTGTTGCATGACTTAACAGACAGCCATAACATTTTCTCACTAGGTCGGTTTGCGACTTGGAGAAACATACTGCTCGATGACCTTATCCAAGATATGGATTTAATCGAGAAGCTAATTAAAACAGAAACATACCGCAGAAAACTGCTAAGGTAAGACCCCATGATAGTTCATTTAGTTGAATACACAGGCCGCCACGCTGACGAACCAGCACGCGCTGCGGCCGAGCTGTTGGTGACGACGAAGGCGACACGGCTCACAATAAACGAATCATTCGAGAAAGTAAATGCGATGGATGGTGAAGAGCTTTATGAAGAACTTCAGTATATGGCCAGCACCATCCCTAGTTCTTGGGAATTTCTCGATGTTACATTTCTGGTCGAAGGCGTAAGCCGCGCTTGCGCTCAGCAGATAACGCGGACGCGCACAGGCAGTTACGCTATGCAGTCACAGCGCGTTACCGATGCTAGTCAGATGGACGTAATTAATCCTTATTCGGAGGATGACCCTTTATTTAATTATTTTAATGATAGCGTAGAATGCGCTCAGGACTCTTACAGAACCTTAATCACATCAGGCGCTACTGCTCAGGACGCTCGCGGCTTGCTGCCTATGAATACTTCGTGTAACATTTGGTGTAAGTATAACTTTCGTTCATTCGTGGACTTAGTTAAGGCGCGGAGTAGTCACCGAACGCAGGACGAGTATTATAACATTGTTATGGAAATGAAGAAGCGCGTTATTGCTGTGTGGCCGTTCGCCGCGTTGTTCTTTACGTCTAGTAATGATAAGGCGTTAGCCCTATTGGACGAGATTATAAAGGACGCGGGCTTGGATACTGGGAAAGGCACTGGCTGGAAAGCCGCTAAAGTACAGGACTTACTACGATGAATAATGAATTATTAGTCTGCGACTTAGATGGCACTTTGTTCGATGATGAGTGGCGCAGGCACCTGTTGCCTGAATCTCAAGAATTACAACCTAAAGACAGCGATTATGATGATTATAATCAGCGTCACGTGGATGATATGCCGATTAAAGGGGTGGTTAAATTCGTAAATGAATTTGCTGGGGACGTTCTATTCTTAACTGCGCGGCCAGCAAAGTACAGGACAGCTACAAGGCATATGCTGACTACGCATACAAGTAGATACGGAATGGGCAAAGGGCTTTTATTTATGCGACCTAATGGCGACATGAGAGACTCGCCGACCCTGAAACTAGCTCTTTTGTCTGAGCATCTTAAGACCAGTAAGTACTATGAACACATAGTAGTTCTGGATGATAGAGAAGACGTGAGAAAGAGATTGTGCACTTTTATAGAAAATTCAGCAGGAATAGACCCGCAAATTTACATGAAGGAGCAGGCGACAGAGCTGCGGCCTTGCGTTAGTCCTTCGACGATACTAGAGAGAATGGCCGATACATACGCTGAGCGTAATATAACATACGGCGATAACTGGAAGAAAGTAGGGGATGTTATGAACCTTCTTTTCCCTTCTGGAGTAGTATTAAAAACGCCTGAAGACTTTAATAAATGGCACCTGTTCGAGCTGATGATTGTTAAACTAACGCGGTTCGTTAACAGCGAATTAAGCCATCAGGACTCGATTCACGATATTGCCGTATACGCGGCTATGGTAGAAAGCATTTTGGAGAATGAATCATGCAGCAAAAAGTAGCGGTGGTGACAGGCGCGGCAAGCGGTCTAGGAAAGTTAATATCTCAAAAGTTAACGGCGGAAGGCTTTAATGTCGTGCCGATTGATACTCAGTTCGGGCACGACATTACTCAGCCGACTATTTTGAACATGCCTGTTTTAGGTAGGGTTGATGTATTAGTTAACTGCGCGGGAATTAATAAAATTAACTGGATGGCGGACGTAACTCACAGAGAGTTTATGCGCGTGATAGAAGTTAATGCTTATGGTATGTTCGCTATGACTCAGCACTATCGCACTGCGCTAGAAGCTACTAAGGGTTCGGTTTGTAATATAGTATCGAACGCCGCTCATATGCCTATGCGTTGCAGTGCCGCGTATAATGCGAGTAAGGGCGCGGCCTTAATACTTACTAAACAAATGGCGCGGGAGCTAATAGAGGACGGTATAACAATATTTTCCGTTAGTCCCAATAAGCTAGGCGGTACTGGCATGAGCGAGGATATTGACGCGCAGGTATGTAAGACTCGCGGATGGACTCCTGAAGAAGCGCATAAGTATCAGGTCGCTGGATTACTGACTAAGAAAGAAACGAGCGCCGCGGCTTGCGCAGAGTTTATTGTATTTTTACTATCTGAAAAATATCGCCACGAAGCATTAGCTGGTTGCGATTTACCATACGGAGCATAAAATGAAATTTATAGTAGAGCAGTTAGCATTTTCGCCTAAGAGTGAAGCGGGAAAAAGATTCTTGAAAGAGCTGTTTAATTTCGGCGCGTGGGTAGAGGATGCTGTCATTGCGGAAGGCGAGGTATTCGGGGAAAAAGGAATTAATGAGGCTAATTTATCGTTCGGTTATCAGGATACGCCTGATAAGTTAGAGGTAGAAAACTTGCGCT